AACTAATTCTTGAGAAACTTCAGACTTGATAATTTGTTCGAGAGTTTCGAAGTTAGGGGTTGATTCATACTTCACATAGTATTCCTTAATCATCTGTAAAAGGATTTTGAAATACTTGTTATCAAAGTATGTGGACTCGATGACATCAAGAATAGACGATGAAAAATCTTTATCTACCACAATCTGATTCAATAGTTGAATCTGGAAAGTGTTCCCTAAGTAATCGAAATTTTTGTTCATATATTGTATTGCTCCCCTGTGTATTATTAAATACTCACTTACTCAAATCAAAATCCAAATATTGATAAGATAATCTTTGTTCTGAAAAAATGTCAGTTAATTCTCTGAGAATGTCTTTCAAAAATGGTCGTACGTCAACGGTATAACGAACTTTGGGTGGAAAATATTTTCCATCAAAAATTCTATGACAAATTGTCGTGTCTCCATTTTTTACAAAGATGTTGAAGATTTCTGGTCCATCAGTATAAGAGGTGTCCATAACTGATGGGTCATGCATAATAGAGTCACTATTATCCGTCATGTAAATAACAGTTTTCATTTTCAAATGATACTGTAAGTCATCTTTAATCTCATTAATGAGGTCGTAGAATTCAATTGAGTTTTTTGCATTTGGATTGTAACCTCTAACATTGAAATACCTTTGAACAACAATGTTGTCGTTAAGGGTTAGAAGAAATTCCATTTTGGTACTGTCTTGCTCTTTCATAAAGTTTTTAATTTTTGTTTGTGTTTCTTTTTTCTTTTCGTGTAAGTTTCATAAATGGTTTGAGGAAATTTACCCAAGCCTCATCGTTCTTGGGTAGGTACTTGAAGAGTCCGTCCTCCATCATCATTCTCATCAAGTTTTTGTATCCACGGTCTGTGGGGTCTATTGTATCTGTATGTATCTGTTCCACAAGTTCTTTACCATCATCAGTGATTAAAGGATTGTGAAGATTCACGATTTTTTTGTTTGTTTCAAAGAATTGTTCTCCAAATGTACCGCTTTTAGTTTTACCAATCAAAATGTTCTCTAACGCCTTTGGTTTTTTCTTTTGCTCAATATTTCGTGCGTTATCCAAGATTTCTTCGATAGTACATGATTTCACTAACAATTCGGGAAACAATTTGACCAAAGTCTTTTCTCCCAACATTTCTATACCATCTATATTGTCGGACTTATCCCCCGTTAGAATCTTGGTTAATAAGACGTTTTGGTGGGGTATGTTGACCTTATTAATAGTAATCATGTCTCCATACCTATAATATTGTTTAGAGGTCGGAGAATAGATGGTTACCCGTTCTGATATAAGTTGAGTTAAGTCTTTGTCCGCAGAAAAAATTATAATTTCTTCATCGACAGACAATTTGGTATAGTAAGCAATAAGGTCATCCGCTTCGTTGTTAGCCATTTCAACTTGACGCACGAATATCTCCTCAAGGTATTGTTTAACCCGAGACTTCTGTTGAAGATATGATTCGTACTTAAACTCATTCATATCTTGACGACGATTCGCTTTGTATTGGGGATAGATAGATTTACGAATAGATGAGTTAGAGTTTCCATCCCAAAATACCACAACCTTATCGTGATTGTGTTCTTCTAAAAATTTTCTCAAGATGTTTATAAAATGGTAGATTCCACCTAAGTGGTCTCCACCATTATACAACTCCTTTACTCCATGAAATCCTATCTTGAACAGATTGTCTCCGTCCACTAATAACGTTTTAATCACAATTCGTGATTTAAGTGTGAAATAATAAACTAGTCTTCTTTTTCTTCTTTCAGAGTAAAATCACCATCAGTTCCGATAATATCTTTCCAATAGTCAGCATACTCTTTTTTGTATTTCTCCAACGAAACTTTTTCTTCAGATGCCTCTTTACCTCCAATGAATCCGTGTGGTGTAACAATAATCTTTCCATCGTCATAACCCAATCCATTGATGTGGTTCTTCATTACTGAAACTTTTGTTCTTGACGCAAACTTAATAGTTCTTTTGTCTTTGGTCGCAGTAATCTTAGTTGTTCCTGCACCTTTTTGATTACCAAACAAAAATACCAAAGATGAGTTTAACCAAATCGCTTCGCCACCCTTAGCCTTAATTTTAGGTTGTCCAAATGGATTATCAGGAAGTTCAACCCAAGGTTGATTAACAATAACCAAAGTGTTTTCATATTTTGAGTCAGCTTTACGAGACCCTGAAATACGTTGGTTAATACCCATTCCAATTTTATCTGCTAAAGTAGATGCATTGTGTTGCTTTCCACCTTTTCCTTCATAAGTCATCTTACAAGGAACTGAACCAACCGAATCCCATAGGAACAACAAACTATAATCCAATTCACCTTTTTCTTGAGCATCCAACAAACTATTAATGTAGTCAGTTATTTGTTCAATATACTCAAAGTTATTATTGAATATATAAAATCCATCCCAATCCAATTCACCCGTTTCTTCATCAACAACTTCTTCACATTGGAACCCCATCAATTTGGCATGTTCGAAACTCCATTTCTGTTCAGTAATAATGAACACAGGAAGGATACCTTTATTCTGAGCATCAACTGCCGTTTTCACCAAAGCTGTAGTTTTACCAGTATCGGAGTGACCCAAGAACATGTTAAGATGTCCAATGGCTGGTCCAGGAAGTCCAACGGCATCCAAGAAATCAGGACCTAAGTCAAAAAATCTTTGTGGTTTATACTTTGCTGAAGTAGAAAATTTTTTCTTCAGACTTTCGAAATCGTTTTTCTTAATTGCCATAAGGTTAGGGAAATGAAACTCGGACACCATAATAGTATCCGAGTTATTTTATTTAATTAGAACGGAAGGTCTCCGTCAGGTTCGTCGTTAGATTGTGGGTCTACATATGTAGATTTTTTGGAACCTCCACCGAATGATTCGGTTTCAACTGAACTGTCTCCGTAAACGTATCCACCTTTATCCGAATCCCACTTAGGAGTTTCTCCTCTTGCAATTGCCTCAAGGTAATCAACAGGTTTCTTAGAATAAACATCCAACCATGTCAACTCATCTTCCATCCAAGCCTTTGCTTGTTGTTTATCTTCATGTACGGGTGTTGGGTCATCATACATAATAGTTGAAACTGTTGTGTATTCTTTACCCTTTGGAGTTTTTGCTTTAGCAAGTTCAATGACTAAGTCACGTCCTTTTTCAGGGTCAGTAATGTCTCCTTTGTTTCTCCAAATAGGAATAATTTTGTCAAGGATTCCATCATTCTTGAAGTTGTGTTTGAATCTCCAAAACTTTGGACCATCTTCCTCGTGGTCTCTATCAATTACTTTCACAATATAGAATTTTCGTGAACGATACTGAGCCGCCAATAATTTGTCAGACTCTTTACCTGTAGACATCAATTCTTCGTAAACCTCATTCAAAGGTGAACGTTCGTTGTCATTTTTTCCTGGATCGTAGAATTTCTGCCACTGTCCACCCACTTGAATTTCATGATACCATGCTTCTTTGAATGGTGATGAACCATCTGGTGTAGGGAGAATTCTAACTCTTCTCTGTCCTGATTTCTCTTTATCTCCTAAAATTAAAGCGAAATACTTTTTCATTCTTTCGTCTTGCGACATTTTCGATTGGGCCCCGCCCCCTTGTTGATTTTTTTCGTACTGTGCCAATACGGCGTCTAATGAACTCATAGTTTTTTATAGATTAAATTAATAAATTGTTTATACAAATATAAGTAAAACTGTGACTATGTCAAATAAAAAAAGGTACCATGAGGTACCTTTTATGTAGTTTGTCCGATATTACCTGAACGATGTCTTATAGACTTCGTTGTCCATTCCTCCACCAGGTTGGAAGGAATTTTTAATGTCACTTACATTAATATCAGTAACTTCGTCTGAAGTTAAAACATAATCATTTTTTCCGGTCTTTTCCATTTCTTCTGACTTATCATCGAAAAATTGTGAAAGTTTTTGACTGAATGGATAAGAGTCATATGTTCTCAACTCTAACTTTTCTTGTGGAGTTTTTTCTCTATATTTTTCAATCTTATTCTCAAGAGAGTTAAGTTTGTTCATGATGTTATCCATCTCACCTAACTTAGATTGTAAATCATTAAGTTGGTTGAATAAGTTATTGAAATACTCTTCTTGTTTGGTTTCAATATTTTTTTGTGAATCAACCAATTCAGTGATATCTAATTCTTCAGAACCTGATTCGTCTCCTCCTTCTTGTGATTCACCTTCATCATCAATTTTCTCAACGTCAGGATCTGATTCAACATCAATAGGTTGTGGTTCATTTGAAGGTGCAGGTGGAGGTGTTGCTTCAGCAGGTGCGGGTGCAGGTGCTGGTTCCGCTCCTGGTGCTGGTGCCAATGCCCCTAATACATCCTCTTCAGGAGCCGCACCTACTTGTTCTAAAATATACTGATTGATTTTTCTATGTCTTTCAATCTCCTTGATAATTTTTTTATCTAAACTCATTGGTTAACCATTTAATAATGTTTTTATTCCGTTAGCGGTTTCTACTCTAACCTTTCTGTTGGCTGTAGTTTGATGACCTGCTCTTTCGATAAGACCGTCTCTTTCTCTCACTGTGTAACAATCACCTGTATCCAAGTCACAAACTTGTTTAGTTCCGTCTCCGTTGTCTTCCTGTGAAAATCTTACAGATTTACCAAGATAATTGTCTAATGCTGATTTAATGTTCATAAGAATCTTTTTATATAAATATGTTGTTATGTTATAAAGTGAATGGATTACTTGTTGCGGTAAATGTACCAGAGTTGTCAGCATTTTCATAAATGACCGATAAAACAAATCGACCACTAGAATTAACATCTATCACGTTTGTATATTTGGTGTCTGGGTTATTTGTTATAGTTATGTTCAATGGAATAGTTTGTTTTGAACCCTCGGCAACGAAAACTTTAGATATTTTACAAAGTGGACAATTAAATCTATAAGTGATAAATCCTCCATCAGGTCTTCTAATATTATAATACAATGGTCCTTGGAAACTCGGTAATGTAACATCAGTACTTCTCTGAATGAACGATAATGACCCTTGAGGTTGCACCCCTGTTTCGGAAGATGGAACTATCATTCGGAACCTAACTGATTTAGTATCATCTTTTGGATTCTTTTCTCTATTTTCAGGTCTAGCACGTAAATAAATTGATGTACTAATTTCCAATCTCTTTCCTT